CCGAAGATGCTTCTCGTCGTACGTGAGGGTGACAAACTGAGCACTTTTGCTCACACGGTGTTCTTGTTCCAGACGAAAGCACCACTCCTGTCTTTTTGAGACCAGACAAGGAATACACTTCCCACACGGTACACTCACCAGAGTCGCCACACCAGCGACATTTAACGTTAACTCTTTTCTGTCCGTGCACGTCATAGCCTTATTCCTCCACGAGACATCCGATACGTCCCAAGACGTTTTTTTGAGGACTTACGTCCCCTACTACGTCCACCCCTCTTTGCAGACCCGCGTCTCTTCGAGAACGAGCGTCTGCCTTTTTTACCATAAGCCATAGAATTTTTGTTTTAGTTACACACAAGAAATTACCAACTTACCTACGGAGGACATCTTTTTACCCCTTGTGGTAATTGTCGCGCTGGGCCGCTTGCACATGTCGCTTCCGGTTCGCTCGGTAGACCTCGCTCACCTGGTCGCTCCGCGCTTTCGCGGCCCGCGCGCCGTCCTCCTTCCTTTTTGAAAAAAAACTTTTTTTCACTGACTTTTAAGAAGTCATTTTTACATAGGCTTATTAATTGTCTCCGACGGCCCCTCGCCGGGGAGGCACCGAATGTTCGGAAACCTCACATCGGTATTTTTTAGTTCACTCCGTGAACAATACAGGCTTTTTGAGACATCAAACGCCATCACATCATTTTTTGAAGTATGAGCATCAAACCTTGAAACACGTGTTGAGGAGTGAAATCACCCTCCTTCATCCACTCTACCTGAATTTTCTGCAAAGCATTTGAATACTCCTTAGATTCAAGAATCTTGTTTTTAATCTGCTTATCCATTTCCATAAGTTCCTTTTGCGTTCGACCGAGGCCAAGGTCCTGGAACATCTTTGCAACGTCCGCTTGTATTCGTTGTTCAGCTCGAGTAGAACTCTCTCCTGGCGCAAAGTCCGACAGATATCTTGCTTCTTGAGCCTTCTGAGTAGCGAGCGCCTCCATAGAGAAAATTGTTGCCCTGTATACATGTGGATTTAACATTGGGTTAGACTTAGCAATTTCCGTTTGCGTTTCTATCAACGCAGTTTTAAATTCCGACTCTACCGTCTTCTGCTCTGCCAATTTAGTTTGAGCCAGGCTTTGTCCAGCCTGGACGAAGCTACCCGCGACATCAGGATAAGACGCAGAAGGTGCGTCAATACGAGAGGGCGCAATCCCGGGCGAAGATATAGGAAAGGTTCCACCAGACGAACCAGAACCACCACCATAGATAAGATGGGGATTAAGACCGGCCGCCTTATAACGCGCCATTTGAGCCTCGGGAGAGTCATACACACGTTGTTCTTGTTGAATACGTTTGTTTTGTTCCAGCTGCCACATGGCATTTTGCTGGTTCATGATATTAGTATCCTGTGCAGCTTTTTTATTCCACTTATACTGCCGGCGAGGACCGCCGCGAGTAATAGCCTGAGCCGTGGCAATAACGCCCTGCCCGATAAGCTGACCTGTTAACGGATCAAGAGGCATCGGCTTCCTGTTTTACAGTCTCAATCGCCGCACCGTTTTCTTTTGCATTTACATGAGCGATAATCTGCTCAGCACATGATTCCATAATTTCAGGGTAACGCAACATTACCCCCAAGAAATAATGAGCACTAGCGAAATCTCGCTTTACCCACTCTACCACCTGTTCCTTTGTTGGTTTAGCCGCCCCCCTGGGCGGCATACTCGCTTCGCTATCATTCTTTTTCATAAGTCGGCTAAACGCCGTTTTTTTAAGTCTTTCAATTTATTTAGACACAAGCTACAACCTTGGTGTCAGTTAGCAAAGTATTATCAAGGTATTACTTTGCTTTTTTCTGCGGCCAATTTGTCCGCATTTATTTTTTCGACTGCCAGATTGTCAAGCCGCTTTTTTTCAGCGGCCTCCAACTCCCTCTGTTGTTTTTTGTACTGCTTCTGTACCTGTTTCATTTTCTCAGCATGTTCGGCCTTATCCACCAGATCCGCATGAGCCATTTTTTCAAGATCCTCCTCACCATCATCATACTGACCATCACCCATTCCGACGGGCACCTTTTCTCCACGAACGAACCGCTGCAGAATTTCCTGCAGAGACATAGCCATATTAGGCTGCACAAGCTTAGGCCCAACGCTCTTAATTCCAAGCGAAGGCACAGGTACACTTACTGATAGATATTTCATAATCTAGGTGTGCCGAAATACGGCAACGCTCTTTTAACATTCAACTTATTATATATATACATCCACAACGTATCCACCTCAGACACATTGAACACACGATCCTGAAGAACGTCCTCGAACTCTACAAATTCACGATCCAGATTAGGCACCCCCACAAATTTCCGCGTCAAATGCCAAAAATCTAACGTTGTTCTAAAATCACCATGAGACGACGACGCAATGTGCTTCCAATCAGAATATCTACTCTGATATCCGAAAACAGTTTCTGTCCCTCGAGTAGGAGGCATCGTTCCTGGCTGCGCCAAAATTTCAGAATCATACACTTCCTGCTCACCTAAGTGAGCAAACGTAGGCCACGGATACTCAAGAAAGGTATTCCTCTGACGAAACATGCGCGGAATCCCTTGCATGTAACCCGAAGAAGGCATAACCGACAGAATACCAATCACGAACCCGTGTTCTTCACAATTATATGTGAACTTATTAATATCCGAATACGTAGAACCGCGTCCCGCGGGATTACCAGGCGGCACCACATTAGTATCCGCATCCTCACTATAGGCAGTTGTCATCACCTCAGAAATCTGCACAACTGCTTTACCTCCACCGATATATTCAGCACGCTGAAGACGACTATCTGAGGTCTTACGACCAAAATGCGCCATGATCGACTCATTATAACGAGATCCTGCCAGAGCATTTCTCTCCAACCACTCCTGAAGCTTTTCAGCACGCCGGAAATCATTAATAGTTACCGTCGCATTCGTTATATCTTCAATGTTCTCAATCCGAATATTATTTACCGTATCACTCAAAGTTCCAGAGGCAGCAATCACATCGCCTGTAGACGGCACACCGGCAGAGGTGAACACTTCACTAGCCGAAAGCTAATTCACGTCCGCGTCCAACGGCATCAATACCTCGGCTCCACGCTGAGTAAACGGCAAAGCCGAAGTGAAATAGTCATGTTCCCAACACCTCGTCCGATTCGACAAAATTCCAACCAGAGCGTCGTTACTACCCGACGCCATGGGCAACGCCGTATTATCAGCGACATAATTCCGATCGCGATAGTAATCATACCAAACCTTAAAGAATGCCGCAAACGGCATCATATCTACTGACCTGTTCGTCCACAACGCAATATCAGCATCGGGAATAGGCGGAATTCCCAAATAATCCGCCAACGACCCTATATCCAGCAGATCCTCTCCTGCACCCAATGCACCTGGAATAGTAATATACGGCGGCACAGGCGGACTCGCCACCTCATCGCCAAGACGGCCACCAGTTATAAACAGCTCCCAATCTTTCCACAATAACCGGTTCGGGATAAAGAAATAATGAACATAAACGTTCAACCGATGATAAATAGGCGCAATCATTGGCGCCAACTTCAGAAGTACCTCCGTACTTCCATAGAAAGTATCGTTCGGCATAGTTTCACTGATAAGCACCGGCGTAAGCTTACCAATACGAGATGAGATCCTTTTCTCATGCGACAGGTTAAATGTAGACCTAGTCGGTCTACGCAATTCCACACTTGTGAACCCTTTGTAAGTGGCCATAATTTAAAATGTTTGACTAAATGCAATTTTTTGTTTTACTCTAGATATAACACAATTTCTCGCTTCCATCAAGTAAGCGGCCCACTGATCACCATACTCACGCTGGTAATACTCTCGCTCTTTTTTTTGATTTTCTAACGTGAGCTCCATAGCAGCCTTTGACACCTCTTCACGTCCACGCCCAGGATACCATATTTTATCTCGATAGAACCTGGGCAACCGACCCTTTACATTCCCTGCACGAAGGGAATAATTAGCACGGTTCTCACGATGCCACAACACCTGGGCATCATTCAAATACAACCCTCCGATTCCATAACGACGGGACATTGTAGCAAAAGGCTTTTCAACCCCACCGGGATATTCGCCTTTTTGAATAACATATTTCGTACAATAAGCGATAGACGCTGATCCAACGTTACCAATATGTACAATACCAATTGCCGACCCTCTACTGTCGACCCAACTAGTTCGTACGTCCTTTTCACAAGAATTGAAAAGTATAATATGGTAGTGAGGTCGGCCTGTCTTTTCTCCATACTCTCCCACTGCATAGTAACGAATTCTCTCTGTTTCATCTTTTTTTCGCAACCGCTTTAAGAATAACTGAAGATCCCGCTTATTCAACGAACCGTCCGACCGAAGATGCTTCTCGTCGTACGTGAGGGTGACAAACTGAGCACTTTTGCTCACACGGTGTTCTTGTTCCAGACGAAAGCACCACTCCTGTCTTTTTGAGACCAGACAAGGAATACACTTCCC